TGCAGAGCCAGCAGGTCCTTGGCAGTCTCGGCTACTGTCTTGATCAGCTGACCCGTGACCTCAAAGGCACGAGGATGATCACTTTGACGAGCTATGCTCATGATGTCGTCCACGGCAGTCTGTCCCTTGCTGATCATCTGTTTCAGAGCTGACCGAGCCTGTTCAAAATCGTCTTCAACCAAACTTTCTTCTGGTTTAATCACAGGCAAGTTAGTAGGGGCAGTATCAAATTTTTGATCCAGTGCCGCAAATACCTTTTTATCTTGCATACCTAAAACCAGTCACAGTAAATTGCAATAATGTAGAAGTAACTATGGGCTGGCCAACACCCTCGTTGGTTGGGTTCTGGAATAGGTACCGTAGTTTCAGACCAGTGCTGGTTGTAACAGCCAGAATACCTGCGCCAGCATATGTACCGTCTGGTATGTAACAGCCGTCGGGAATCATAGGCACCTGAATCTGATGTATGTTGGTGACTGAAGTAGCTGTACTACGCAATACCTCAAACGGTGGGAACAGAGCTGAAATTGAACTGTTCACTGTCCAGCTATCACCATACAGGTATAGTGGAGGACAACAACCACCAGCTGCTGGCTGATGTTTAACTGTGAGGAATGCCGTGATGCCTGGTATGGGTGGTATGGTGGTCAGTATAGAACTACTATAAGCTTGCAGACTAAATGTTGCACTGGAGCCCGCAATTCTGCGTTCAGCAGTTGCTATGGTTGTGGTATAGGCAGTATCTGCTCCATTCACAGATCCAGCACCATTGGCCTGCAGTCCCCAGTAAAATTCAAATGCTCCATGGTCAATACGTTTTACGTTGAATGCAACAGCTGCTGCACCAGTTGCTGTGGTTCGGATTGGACCCAGACGACGTACCACACCCCAGTATGCACTCCAGCCTGCTGCGGCTAATTGAGATTCAACTGATGCAATGTCTCGGTTGGAGCTAACCACTACATTACTGGATCCAGGGAAAAATGTTTTGGTTCCAACTGTATGTGTTTGCAATGCACCCAGATAGTACAGGTAATACCAGGTATTACCACTCATGCTGGCATCTATGACTGCAGCTGTAGATCCTGCATCGTTGTATTCAGGAGTCCAGCCAGAGACAAATGTTCTTATGATAGGTGTATAACTGGCCACCATGGCTATGCTGGTAGTGCCAACAATGCCGGCTACACCAGATGTATTATAACTCCAGTGGCAGGCTGCACCAGTAACCAGGGTGATTTTATTTACAGCTGCTTCATTACTATAGTTATAGATCAGTCCCTCGCAATGTTTAGGATGGAAAACACCATCAATCTGCAGGAATGTATCACCATTTAAACTAGAGTTGGCGTTGGTGCTGAGCACACCACGACGAGCGGTCAGCAGGGTTGAACTCAGTGGATACTGACCTAATAATAATTTTACAAAACCTGTGTGAGCAATAGCATTACTTGAATCCGTTCCCTGACGAACTGCTGCAGCCATGCTGGCAAAATCGTTTACAGGTGTTTGATATAGTGTGATACCAGTAGCTGTGCTGGTTGAATCTAATAATTTGGTATAACTGGCGGTATCTTCGGCACTGGCACGATAAACTTCTAGTCCACGTATGCCCCGAGTCACAACTGAGGTTGTGTAAACACTGAGACTGGTTACATTGGCATTACCAACGTTGACGTCAAAACTGCCTCGGGTAGTTGCTGTACTGCTGTTGTTACGGGCCTGAATGCTGAGCATGCCTCGACCTTCTAACTGTAACAGGGCGGTGTTACTGACACTGCTTAGATCGCCATCGGCATTACCAGCTACACCAGTATTGTTGGTTACTACAAAACTATTTACGCCTACTGCACCAGTTGATCGTATGCTGTTACTGCTGGCTGGAACAAATGACTGAGCAGCTGCACTCCAGGCCAATAATGTACTGGTGGCTGGATTCAGTCCCACGGCAATTTTTAAATTAACGCTGCTGCTACCGCCCAGACCTGTATAAAGTTCTGTTAGGTTTGCATTGATCTTGACGCCACCCGCATAGAGCGAATCGCCGTCGTTGTTGTTGGGTGTTCCTAAATTTATGGGCTGTAATGACATGGCCTATCCTAGATTAAAATTTGTGTCGTCAAAGGTTTCAATGAACCTAAAATCGGTATCCGTGGGTAATGCATCAGCAGGATCCGTACTTACTGTGTATTTATCTATTCTGCTGGTGAGATCTTCATTATTAAATATATCAACAATGGCTCTGCGAATAACTTCTTGTGTTTCTACCGGACCATAGTAATAGAGTTTTAGAGTAAATGTATAGGTCCAGATTATGACCCTGTGATCCTGTACTGCACCCTCGTACTGATCGTCGTAGCTGATGCTGTTTAGGATTATGGGCAGGTCGTGTTTGATGCCCAGCTCTGGAACATAGGTCACTGTAACATTAAAGTCTGGATTGAACGCTGGTATGATCTGTTCCAGTATCTGCAGACCATCGTCCTGATTCTTGGCATAGGCATACAGGTTAACTGTGAGATTATATGGTGTAGGACCATAGACTCGTTTGGCCTGAGTTTCGTTGAGTATGGCACGGTTCTGATTGTGCAGGTTAATCTTGCGAGCACCGTCGTATTCAAAGGCTATGAGTTCAAAACTCATGCGGGGCACCAGCACTTCTTTTTCCATTTTATCTGGATCTGGCAAGGCCAGGATGCGGCTCAGCATTTTATTCTTGGGTGCATAGCTCAGAGGCACTCGTATGGTCTGAGTAATTTGATCTGCAGCATTGCGGCGTCGGATGTTGATGTTGTTGAACATCACACCAAAGGCTATGATGGCTTTGCGGGTTATGCCGTGATACCAGACTTTATTTTCAAACATTATCTGCCTATGACCTCACCAAATGGATTAATTGCTGTAAAATCTAATATGTCCTGAGCTTCACGAGCAAAAGTCAGATTGTCAGCCAGAGGATCCTGAGCTGACTGGACCCAGGCTTCGGTGAGCAGGTATCCTGCATCCTCGGCTGTGTAATCATTGCTATCCAATCTGAGACGATCACCTGATTCCAGCAGGAATTCAAAGCTGCTGACATTTTGAGATACTCTGTCTTCCAGGCTGTCAATTTCTTCAATGCCTGTGTTGAGATCCTCGCTGCTGTATTGCCAGAGTTCACACTGTAGTTTATACACATATAACTTGCCCAGCTGATAGAAAGGGTCGTGTGTGTCCACTCTTTTTATTTCAAAATAGCTGTGCGTGAGCGGCATGTAGAGCAGATCGCCTTCGCTGGGTCGGTTAGGCAACTGTAAATAGTTACTGCGACCAGCTCCTACTACATCGGCCCAGCGATTACGCGCCATGACAAAAGTAGCAGTGTCTCGAATCTCTATGCCAAACTTACTCATGAGTTCACCATCACCACCAAAGCCATCGACATTTTCCAAATAGGCTTCTATGGGTATGGCATTGTCATAGCTAGCTATGGTGTCGTCTTCGAATATGGTATCGGGATTTACTTCGGTGCGGGGCAGATAATATAAATCAAAACCATAGATTTTTATGCTCTCTATGATTAAGTCTTCGACCAGACGCTGTTCACCAACACGTCCTCCAGGTATGCCACTCTGAAAATAAAAATTGGTGGCCATGTTAGCCCACCATGAAGTTAGGTGGCTCTACATAGGTAGTTTGAGCTTCAGTCTCCAGCATGTTAATTTCTGCCAGGGCCTCTTCAAATATGATCTGGCCGTTGAGAGTTACACCGCCAGGCATCTGTATGCCAGTGAATTTTTTTAGGTTCTCGCCCCACTGACGCTTGATCAATGCCGTAGCATAGCGTTTGATGAAACGATCATTGTACACATCGGTATAGGTGTCGGGATTGAGAATTTTATAGGCTTCGACCAGTATGGTTTCACCCACACGAACATCTGATCCCCAGCGCATGTCTATGTGCAGACGATTCTGATGTCGCTGATAGCGGAAACTTTTCTCACCAACTAACAGCATGTCTATCATGTCCAGATGAGATTTCACCTGTTGGTAATAGATGATGCTGGTGTTCATGAGATCGAATAGGTCGTTTAATCGGAGCTGATAGCGCAGATCAAACATGTAGTCCAGGCCAGTATTGGTGGCACTGAAAGGCAGAACTCGTACTATGCCAATGATGCTGTCATCTATGTCAAAGTAACCATTGTCTACATCGCCTTTGCTAACACGGTTTACTGTGCTGCTGAAACCGCTGATGCTGCCAACAATGACTTCGCCAGTGGTAAACACACCTGTGATGCCCTGTACAACCAGACTGGTTCCCTGACTGCTGACATTGGCTCCGCCAGATATACTGTCATAGATGGTAACAGTAGCACGAGCACCCGAAGTCTGTCCAACAACTACATCCAGATTCTGGAAACTAGTTGCGTTGGAGCTGTTCAGGTAAATGTAGCTACCAGTTACTCGGTGAGGAAGATAGATCCTTTCAACACCATCATAATGATAGTCCTGAAAGTACTGTAGAGCATCGTCGAGACGATCGCTTAATTGATCGTCGTCGACGTTTATCTCTATGACTGGATGACCTAGCCTTCTCAGGCAATAATCTAAGAGCTCTTGTCTTGTAGCAGGAGCTGCCATGTGGTCTCCTTGTTATTAAGCTTGTGCTTCTGTCCAGCTTAATCGGATGTTTGAAACAACTGCAATGCTTGGTGTGGCATTTCTCAGCACGATGGTTAAGACATCTGGACCTACTGGGAAGCCCGGAGTCTTGTTACTACCGTCACCGGAAATAACACTTGTACCCAGATCGCGAACCTGACTGATGTCATAGTTATCGGCTGTGTTACCAGTTACGAAACCAAAGATCTGTTCACCGCCGGTAACCAGTGTTGCGTTACCTGTGTGGTCAATGATCTGAGCCAGTGATGCAACACCAATTGCACCCACAACCGAAGTTGTAGCCCAGTCACCTGGAAGAACTGGTCTGACACTACCACCGCCACTGGGCAGGAACTGCGGATTCAACAGTCCAATTACCTGTACGGATGTAGCGGTTGCAATACCCAGGCTTCGTGTTTTTAACTGCATGCGGTTTACAACTTCTCTGTTACCAAATGCACCAATGATACCATTGTCCACGCTTGGAGCTAAACGAATACTCAGCACCGCAATACTGGTGTTGACTGCTAGGGTAACGCTTGAGCCCTGTCTGGTGTAGGCGAACGCAATACTGTTGTCTTCGTCATAACCACCGTCCATGATCACTGAGCTGCCCCAGTGCATGACCTGTGGAGCACAATCGCTGGTCAGATATGTAACTGCGGCAATTGAGCTGTTACCAGCTGCGCCACCATCAAATGTGGTTGCACGATAGGTTTTCGTACTGGAAGTGTCACCACCTAATTGGTTACGAGCCAGACCAGTTAATTGCCAGCCATTGAGTGTGCTGTTATAGGTCTTGCCGGTATAGGTCATGACTTCGCTTGAAGTTTGTTGTTGTACCAGTATGGTTCCTGAACTTGGCCAATAAGTAGCATCTCGTACCACAAACGTGGTGTCTGCTGCACCCAGTGTAATACCATTGGCAGTTGTGGATGCGCTGATGAATCTGCTGTAGTTCAGACCATTGGCTGCTTCATAGCGAGCTGGAAGGTTACCAGAGCGCATGTAGGCCTGATTGTTGTTGTTGTTGTTGGCCTGTTTATGGCAATAGAATACATTACCATCTGTTCCACGGAAGCCCCAACGAATAAAGCCGGCACCATACCAGGTATAGTCTATGTAGAACATCTGCATTTTGCTGGCATCCAGCACATAGCCACTGGGGCCTGTACCGTCGCAACGATCCAGATTCCATTGACTTTGTGGAACTCGCACTTCCTGCACCAGGTTCACACGAGCATTGCTGGTAGGTGTGCCACGATAATGCGGAGCAATCTGCATGGCTGTATCTGTGTCCACGCTGATGACTTCATAGCTCTGACCCTTGATGCTGATAAAGTCACCTGGGTTAAGTTGTTTGCTGAATAGTGTACTGTTGCCAGTGACCGCAGTAGCACTGTTGGCCAGGGTAACTGTACCCATGAGTTCTGTGGTTGCACGTCTCTGCACAGCAAACCATTGATCACCATTGTATTCAAAATAGAATCCATTTTGATCATCGAAGAAACCAATTTTAACAACTGCACCTCTCCAGTTGGTCACAGTTAACTGTGGTGTTGAACCAGTTTGGCCACCAGGTTGCAGATCGGTGGGGTTACCTGCCATGGTATACTGTACCAGGTTGGCTGTTGTGATGACCAGGTTGGAGGTAAATGTACCATTGTAGAAGTTGGTTGTACCTGCGTTGGTCTGCAAGCCTTCGATCTTGATGGTTACACCACTTTGGAATGTTGCTGGTTCAAAGGTTGTCAATAGTGCAATGCTTGTACCTGCACTGCTGATGGTGTTGATGTTGAAGGTTGGGCAAACCTTAGTACCCGTGCTGAACTGTATGCCTTTACCTGATTGGTAACGGAAGTATTTACGAGTCTGACGAACTGCTGAAATACCAGCCACGTTGGTCTGTGTGTTGATGCTTACACCACCATCGCTGGGTCTGTGCAGGAAGTTTGCTTCTGGACGGACCAGGATAATAGCATTGCTTGAAACAATAATGCCAGATGATGAACCAGCATGCATGATGTCACCGCCTGGAGTCCAGGTTCTGTAGCGGAAGCTAGCCGGTGTTGGAACGTCATACACAAAGAACTGACCATTGGCACTGGTGGTTGTTGATGAGTTCACCAGGATTGGAGCACCAGGTAATAAACCATGTTTACCATTGGTGGTAACTGTTACATATCCATCGGTTGCTGAACTTGGGTTAGCCCAGAACATCTGATCATGCACAACACGAACTGTTTGGTTGTTGGAGTCAACCACTGTACCTAGCTGCACCTGAATGGATGATGATAATAACTGACCGTTGGCCACACCCTTGGCAAAGTATGTCATACGAGTAGTACCAATGCTGCTCACCGCAAATACACCTTCGCAGTTTGAGCTAAGTGCATTTTGTGTGTTGAACACGGTGATGATGTCACCAGTGGTTACGTTCAGATTAGTACCTGCTGGAACTGTATAGTCAATGGTGATCAGGCTTCGGCCGTTTACACCAGAACCAAGTACACCACCAGAACCACTAATGCTGGTTACGTTTAGTGTTTGACCGCCGGAACGAACAAAGTAACTAGGAATGTTCTGATAGCGGGTATAGGCTTCCCATTTGATGGGTTGCAGACCATATTCAAAGTCAGTGTCGATCAGAGATTTTGGAGCTGAGGTTCTGAGTTTACCAGTGTTGTCGGTCAAGAGTTCTGAGGGTCTCATGACCTCTTCTTGTTCGTCAATTAAGATGGCCAGGGCGTCTGAGGTTCCCATGCTGGCAGTATTGTAGTTAAGTACAATCTTAGTACCAAGGCTGGTAGCGTTACTGCTGAATGGAGCAATATATGAAGTTGCATACAGGTCAGGATCGCTGAAGTTAAAGATTACCGTGTTAGAACTAACATTGGTAATTAACAATAACTGGGCGGGTTTGACAATCTTGTTGGCAATCGTAATAGTACGAGTGCCAGGGTTAAAACTAAAATAATCGGGTATTACTCTCTTAGCCATTTTTTAATCTCCAAAAGCTATATTAATAGGTGTTAACGGGTATTTTCTTACCTGTATTGATGCGGACTTAGTATTTATCTTTATAAAAACTGTGGTTCTGACACGGGGTTGCTTGTAAAATATGATTTTAGCACCTCGCATCCTAAAACTATTGGTCCTGCCTGCATCAAATTCACTGAGCCAGGGCCATAATCTATTATATTCTGTTATGTACGGCGCAAGACTATAACCGTCCAACACTACTTCTAAATCTTTGCTGTCACCATATTCTACGCCTGTGAGGGCTGTATAATTGGTTTTCAGCGTAAACACCTGTTGTCGGTTGTTGAACTGATGACTGATGTCATTTACAACAGTATTTACCACCTGAGTTACTGCACTCAGGGTCGGCGGTAAAGCCAACCAGGTACTGCCACCCCAGGTTAGAACATAACCTGATGTAGGAGATGCGTTAGATACCGCATACCCCTGCAGCTTTGCAACCACAGGTGTGCTAGTGCTTCCACCTAGATCGCCACCTAACTGTACCTTGTTATTGTCAAGGTCGCCAAAGTTATTATCTACTTCGGCATTGGTTAAGGGCAACCCTTTGATCTGTCTTAGGGTCAGGGTTGCCATACTAAACCTTAGTTAATTAACTAACTGTAATAGTCCAGGTAATTTGCAGTGTGTCGTCGTTACCCTTGTTGACCGCATTGAATGTTGTGCGGCATAACATAGTACCACCTAGAGCAGCTGATGAGCTGTTAAAAATACCAGCTTCAGTGATGGCAGTAGTATTACTGGTGTTGGTTCTTTGTGGGTTGTTGGTTCCAAACACAGCCACATAGGTTACCACGCCGGTGCTTTGAGTTGTCGACGCAATTGGAGCTCTTGAATAAGCTGCAATGTCGCCAGCAACAGCTACTTCTGTACCCAGTGTGGTATCATTTACTGACGCAGTTGTTGTGCTTGTACCTAAACTCATGAAAGTCATGCAGCTGGTAGCACTGGCAGTTGTATAAACAGCAGTAACTGAGGTTGCAGTACCAATCATGCGTGTAGCAATATAGTTTTTACCGCTCTGAACCACGAGGTTAGGTATGAAACGGTTTTCTTTAGTTTGACCATCGGGTCCGATGACACGAATGTCGACACTACCTCGAAGTTTTAGATTTTCTTCGGTATTAAACATTTATAAATGCTCCTTTAATAAGTTAAAACTCTTGATTCACCAACATAGTCTTCTGCAATATAGTCAATATCCACATAATTAGTCATACGCAGGAATCCCTGATTGTATACAGTATTTATATCAGTGGCATCCTTGACACTGCCATTGGCAAATCGGCCCAGATTGATGCCCAGAACATATCTGAGAGCATCAGTTACCGGGGCTGAATCACGGGCAGCATCCAGACCATAGCGGGAACTAAGCGCACTGGCTATGCTACCGGTCGTACGTATGTATCTAAAATTGTGGTAATTTTGACTGGTTTCTTCAAAATTTTGTTCTAGTTCCAGCTGCGCACCCCAGGCAAAAATGCCATGGCTTGAGTTGCCAGCATAGGTGACATTGCTGCTGTCGTCCAGTATTAATAGTTTAGCACTGATCTGTGGCATTATAGTTCGGCTGAAAATGCTAATGCTGTATTAAGTAAAGTAGTTGCTCTGCCATCAGCCCCACTTGTAAAACCACCCAATTGAATCTGAGCTACTGAATAACTAA